CTGTTAATCTCGAAAATCGTAGCTTCCCCATGCACCCTTAATCGGTACACCGACATCGTTCGTTTGCATCAGCTCACTCGTATCTGATGTTGGTTGTTTGTTATTGTATTTATAAAGTACAATGTTATATTAATAATTTATGTAAAACTATTGACATAAAAATGGTGCAATGTTATAATATAATTACAGTAAAGGAAAGGAGATAAAAACATGAATAGAACAGAAGCAATTAAAAAGGTTTGGAATTTAGTAGAAGCTGATAAAATTAGAGAGGCAGAGGAGATTGCTATAGAATACAACATTGAAATGTGTTTCGGTGATAACTATATAGCAGTTGAGGATGATGTTTTTTATTTTTAATTAAGTAAAGGAGTGAAAATTATGAAACCATTAACGAAATCAGAACTGGCAACATTAAAAGAAGCAGAAGACATTCTGTTTATGCATGTTGATTACGGAATAAATAGCGTATTCGATAAAGCTTTTTGTGAACTACACAAATCTCTTAAAAAATACACTGAATTAATGCTAAAAGATATGAAAGATGAACACAAAAAAGCTATAGAAAATTATGTCAAAAGTGATATAGCATCATTAAACAATTTATATAATGAGAAAGTAGGCGATTAAATCATGTCAGAATGGATAACCCACGCACAAGTTCGCAAGCGTTTTCAAGACCATTTCTGCGAAACGCTTTATGAACATCCAGAAATCGTAACACCTCAAACTATTGAGGAGTACGAGCATATCAAAGACATTATGAGAGAAGAACACGGGACAGCACTAAGCCTATGCAACACAACATATAAGACAAATATACACTATGCATTCTTGTATAAACTTAAAGATAAAGTATACGATAACGGCAAATACTATATCGCATACATAACAAATGACCAGCGTATTGACGTTCCAATCAGTGCGACATTAATAAAGGAGTTATACTCATGGGTAGAAGAAAAATTAAAAGAAAAATAAAAAACATCATAGAATCAATTATTCTAATCATATCATTTACAGTATTGATATACGGTACATTTTACTTGATTGGAATTGTAATAGGTATCTTAGTTCCAATACCGTAAATTAGTAATAGCATTTTTGGAGGTGCATGTAAATATGAGAAAATTTGCAAATATATTATTTTGTATTATATCAGTTTTGATTATGACGTACATTTTCATTCAGACAACTACACTTGATTATCTTACATTATTTTAGAAAAAACTTTTAAAAAAGACTTGACATTTCAAGCGTAATCTGATATACTTAATAATGTAAGGAAGATAAATATTTTTTCCAACTTACATACCACACCAGATAGGGTGGTGTCAACAGCACCGCCCACTCACAAAAATAACAGATATTCCGACACCCATGTAGGCGAAAAAATCGGTGGCAACGTGTAAAGGTTCGATTCCTTTTATCTGATTCGGTTTCTAATGAAACCGTGTTCTCAGGCAGTCTAGCAAGCACAAAACAAAAAAGAAAGAGGTGAAAAAAGTAAAATGGCAAGAGCAAGAAAAGTAACAAGAACAATCTGTTCAACTAAAGTCATCGTAATGTGCGTTGACACAGAGACAGCTAAAGTTGACAACTACGAGGTTACAATCGCAGGAACTTACACAGATGAAAAGAAGCTGATGAAAGCGGTAACTAAAGTAGTAGAGACAGAAACAATCAAACCAGTATCAGTTGTTTCAACAGAAGTTATTGAGACACTGTACGGAATGGATGAACAGAAGTTCATCGAAATGGCAGAGGTATTACCGCCAAGGGACAAGAAAGAAGACACAGACGAAGTAGAAGAATAATTAAAAGAAAAAGGAGAAAATAACAATGAGTAAAATTACAATCACAAAAGCAAGCAGAGATTTAACAGAAGTAGAGCAGTATCTTATGACAATGGATGCAGGAATCACATCCATGAAAGATGTAGAAGACGGAACATCAATTCCAGTAGATGCTTACATTGAGTACAAAGATACAAAGAATGACGGAACAGAAGCAGAGCTTCTTTCTATCATCACAGTTGATGGAAAAGTGTATTCAACACAGTCCGCAACATTCAAGTCTTCTTTGAAGTCAATTCATGAACTGATGCATGGTAAACCGTATGCAATCGTAAAGCGTAGCGGAGAAACAAAAGCAGGACGTCCATTTGTTGACTGTGGGCTCGATGTAAACTCAGTAAAATAAGTAAAGTATTTTTCATAGCAAATAATTTTCTTTCCTAAAATATAATGGGTGGGCAGAACGCCTACCCTCTTTTAATCTAAAAATGTGAGAGGTGTGATAAAATTGAAAAAGAGCAAATCAAAGTATAGTCAATACTATAAGCAATATCAGCGCAAAGTATCAGCATTAAGAAAACAGAATATTGAATTACGTGGTGCGAACGTATATCAAACAGAATCACAGTTGAGAAAATGGGGCATCCAAGGAAGAGACTTGGCAAAGATAACAAGACAGTTAAAAGCAGATATCAAGAATCTTGCAAAACAGGAAGCATATTCAACTACAACAGGGGAAATCTCAACAGTCGGTAAACTCAAACACGAACTGGCATCTGAACGAGCCAAGCGAAGTGCAGAGACAAGAAAGCGTAATAAGGAATCCGCTAGAGAATTTTGGACTACTGACAATTTACCAACAACACACGATTTAGATGGCGAATATCATTTGAATCAACCACAGTTAGGTGATATCACAAACAGTAACTTTATGACAGAGTTTTTAAGTAGGATAACATCACCAATTCCGACAGAAACTATATACGGTAAAAAAAGAAAGAATGCTAATATAGAAAGATCACAAGAAGCGCAGTCAGCTTTATTATCGCTTTATCGAAACACTTTAAATAAAGATGGTGAAATAGCTGTAGGAGAACGTCTTGCTAATAACTGGGATACAATCAAGTTGCACTTGGAAGTAGTTTTAACAGACTCAAAAGGCGTAAATGTTGCTTCATCATTGGAAGCTATTGGAGAGATTATTAGTGGTAGGACATTATCAGTAGTAGAACGTGATTCTTTAAACGATGAGCAAGAGTCACTTTATTCTTGGGATATAGAGGACAATACCTATGAATAGTAAACGTAAAACAAGAATGTTCATGTGTGATTTTGAGACTACTGTATATGATAACCAAGACCATACAGAAGTATGGGCGGTTGCCATTGTTGAACTATTTACAGAGAATGTTACAATTCTGCATCGAATTGAAGATATGTTCACATACTTTCGTGCTTTAGATACAAACATCATAGCATTTTTTCACAATCTAAAATTTGACGGTGCTTTTATTCTTGACTATTTACTAGCTCAAAAGAAATACCCACAAGCTTTAAACAATGATAACGGTGTTTACTCATGGAAAAAGAATAAAGAAATTCAAACCAATGAAGTACGCTACAGCATTTCAGACAAGGGAATGTGGTATTCTATCACACAGAAACTTCCAAACAATAAGTTATTAGAGTTCCGTGACTCTTTGAAACTTTTACCATTCTCAGTTGAAGTTATTGGAAAATCATTCGCAACTAAACACAAAAAGCTAGATATGGAATACACTGGCTACAGATATGCAGGATGTGAGATAACTGAAAAGGAACGCGAGTATATTGCAAATGACGTTCTTGTGGTAAAAGAAGCACTTGAAATCATGCTAGAACAGGGGCATGATAAATCAACCATTGGTTCATGCTGTTTAGAAGAGTTCAAAAAAGGATATGACAAGACAGATTACGCTCAATTATTCCCCGATATTTATAAGATAGAAACAGGAATAACAAAATACCCTACTTTTGGAGATTACATTCGCAAATCATACCGTGGTGGTTGGTGCTATCTTGTAAGAGGGAAAGAAAATAAAATATACAATTACGGTACAACAGCAGATGTTAATAGTCTTTATCCATCTATGATGCACTCCGACAGTGGTAACTTTTACCCAGTAGGTAAGCCTCACTATTGGAGCGGAAACTTTATTCACGAAGAAGCGTTAAAAAAAGACCCACAGGGTGACCCAAGATACTTTTTCTTGCGTATCCGTACAAGGTTTCACGTGAAACAAGGTTATTTGCCATTCATTCAAATTAAAGGTTCTCCACTCTATCGTGGTACAGAAATGTTAGAAACAAGTGACGTATACAGTAAGAAGTACGATAAATATTTTCCATACTATTACGACAGCGGAAACAACAGGCATGAAGCGATAGTAGAAATGGTGGTAACTTGTACTGATTATTATTTGATGCTAGAACACTATGACTTATATGATTTTGAAATCATAGACGGTGTATGGTTCTATGCAATGAAAGGTATATATGACGAATATATCAACAAGTACGCAGAGATTAAGAAGAAAAGCAAGGGCGCACAGCGTACTCTTGCAAAGCTATTTCTGAATAATCTTTACGGAAAGCAGGCATCCTCTAAAGATAGTTCATTCAAGATAGCGTACGTGAAAGACGATGAATCACTAGGTTTTATACGACAGGAAGAGAACAACAAGAAAGCAGGCTACATCCCCTGTGGTTCTGCTATCACGTCATACGCAAGAGAGTTCACAATTCGAGCCGCCCAAAAGAATTATCATGGTGTAAATGAACGTGGTTTCATTTATGCGGATACCGATTCTATACATTGCGATTTACTTCCTGATGAAATTGCAGGAATAAGAGAACACCCAACAGAATTTAACTCATGGTCATTGGAGTCGTGTTGGGATATTGCTACATTTACAAGGCAGAAAACGTATATCGAACACGTAACACATGAAAACAGAGAACCAATAGAAGAACCGTTTTATGACGTGAAGTGTGCAGGTATGCCAAACAAGTGTAAAAATCTGTTTGTATTATCCATGCAGGGTAATGCAGATATAAACGGTTATACAGAGACAAGAACAGGCACGCACAAAGAATGGACGGAAGAGGAAAAACAGTTTTTATTTAAAGGTGATAAACCTATAAAACGTGATTTATCAGATTTTAAAATAGGACTTAAAGTACCTGATAAGCTACGTCCAAAGAGAATGAGGGGTGGCGTGCTATTGGTAGAAACAAGTTATGAAATGAGGTAGACGCTATGAAAATAAGATTGCAAGATATCGTTAAACATTGTGTAGCAATGCAGAAAGAATGCTATTTTTGTGTTTATCACAAAGACGGTGAATGTTTAGTTAATATTGACGGTTACATACCTATCTTATTTTCTGAATATGTCGATGTATGTGATAATTCGCCAGAACTAGCAAAAGCACTATATATGAATGAGGTGGTAGAAATATGAAAATAACAGTAAAAGAACTGATTGAAATTTGCTCAAGCTACTATGCTCAAGGCTGTGTTGAATGTCCATTTTACGCTTACAAATGCTATGAACCGACTTACCCAAACATGCCAAGAGATGCAAGAAAACACAGAAAATTTAAGAAAGAGAAAGAACTTAACAAAGAAGTCACATTAAAGCTAGACAAGTAAAAATAAAAAGGCACAATGTTTCACGTGAAACAAAGTGCCTTTTATTTATATCATGAACTACTGGTGAAAACGGTCTAAAGTCTGTTATGACAAGGGAGCAACCCCGACCATAGAAACAGCAGTCTCTTCCACCTGTGCGTTCTGCTTCTATGTTTTTCGCTTTCTGACAGTAGATGATACCATTAATAACTAAGAGCCTGCAACACAGCTTCTTTACATTGTAAATCTTTGAAGCGGAAACATCCACGTTCAAAGAAGTATCTCATATTAGATAAAAACAAGTCATTGCTCTTGAGCATTACATAGTTGACGTTGTGATCATCTGTGGTAATACTAATTCGATATGGGTAAGTCTTGTCTGCTCTATCATCACAGTAGATAATACCTAAGTCCATATACTCTTTGATAGCGTAATCCCTACCAAGATAACGGAGTGTAGCAACATAAGTGCATTCTCCTACAGGCTTTTCAATAAATGCATTACTGTCATTTAAGTAAGTAGCTTGTGCCGAATAAGCGACATAGTCATCACTGATAAACGCACGATTGAAGCCACTTTCTGTCTGTGCCTTACTTGCACTTTCATTATATCCCTGCTCTAGTACGAAACCATTCCCTCTTAAGAATTTCGTATCAGATTTAAGTCTGTTTGATATTTTCATTGCAATGTAATAAGGGTTAATAAGTGACACAGGATTAGACATCATATAGACAGGCACATAGCGTACTTGTTTTCCCTGACCACGTGCAATAGAGGTGTGAATAGAAATAAATTTCTTTACTTCATCGGAACAGTAACGGTTCGTTTCACTCTGAAATTCATCAAAAATAAGACAGCTGATATCACTGAACATATGGGAATTCTTCTTAACAGCATCAGCATTGTTAAGCGCCATGGCATATCCACATGAAACGTTATTTAAAAACAATTCATGGAACTTTCCATGCATCATTGGTTTACTTGTCATTTCATACTCATGAAAAAACAATTCTTTGATATCTTTGAAAAATTTTTCAGCTACACCACTAAGCTCGTAATCATATCTATAAAGTAAACCAAACTTTTCACCTTTTGACAAAAATTTATTAACAACCAATTTACCGAAGTAAGTGGTTTTACCCCCAGTACGGTTACTTGTCACCATATAAATTTCTGGTCTTTTATTGTTTAAGTCTAATAAACTTAATAGTTTTGTACCGTCATAATAACTCATTTTATCACCTCTTTTATATTATACCATAAAATAGACAAACTGTCAATTATTAGACAGCAGGTATTTTAATAGACACGGTGTCTATAATTATACAATGTGTTGACAAATAGACATTATGATGATATAATTAAATAAGAAAGGATGTGATAAAAGCTATGGATATGAACGCAGTAACTACAGCAATCTCAACGCTTGGGTTTCCTATTGTAATGTGCGGTGCTATGTTTTGGTACATGATTAAAGAAAAAGACACACATAAAGAAGAGATGAACAGTATTACAGAAGCATTAAACAACAACACAATTATTCTACAGAAGCTATGCGACAAACTGGATGGTGAGAAAAATGACAGCGTATAATGTACACGGAGGTCACTCTTTGAAATGTCGTGGTGCTAGTGGGTTACTGGACGAAGTAAATGAAGACAGAGAAGTTAAAAATAAGTTAATCGAACTGTTAAGAGCAAATGGATATATTGTTTATGACTGTACAGACGATTATAGCACTACACAGAAAGCAAATTTACGTAACATTGTTTCTAAGTGTAACGCTCATACTGTTGACTTAGACATCTCTATTCACTTGAATAGTGGTAGAAATGACAGCAATGGTGACGGAAAAACAGGGGGAGTTGAAGTCTTTGGCTATGACGATAGAATCTATGGCGTAGCATACAAGATTGCAGAAAATATTTCCAACACTCTTGGCATCGGCTTTCACGGCTCTCCTGTAAAATACAGAAAAGATTTATGCGTACTAAGAGAAACAAGAGCAAAAGCAATTCTGATTGAATGCTGTTTTGTGGATGACAAAGACGATGCGAACCACTGGAACGCAACAAAATGTGCCATGGCTATTGCATCTGCTCTTGGATGCAAAACAAACATAAGTACAGTACCAGTGAAACAGAATGCAAATGTTTCACGTGAAACATATTTCACAGTATTCAATTCAAGTAGTTGTTCCATTGTAGATTGTTTGAAATCAATCGGTGTAGATTCCAGTTTTGCGTATCGTAAACGTATTGCCAGTAAAAACGGTGTAGCGAACTATAAAGGTTCAGCACCACAGAACGATAAACTGGTTTCACTTGGTAAGAAAGGAAAATTGATTAAACCGTAATGGCTATAAATCTAAACAAGGGTTATCAATGGGCAATCAACACTTGCAACGCACCAAACGTGGGATACTCACAACAGTACCGATATCAAAAGACGGTAAATGGCATCACATATTATGATTGTTCCACGTTTGTTGGTTATGCAGTAATAGAAGCAGGATTTCCACTTAATATTAGTGGGTTCTATACTGGAAATATGATAAGCATTTTAAAAGGCTTAGGGTTCACACAGTATGATAGTAAAGATATTGAATGGAAACCGTTTGATATTTTATGGAGAAGTGGACACACAGAGATTTGCTACCAAGGTAGTGGGGTAGGAAAAGGCATTACAATGGGAGCGCATACAAATGGCATCCCATTAGCAGACCAAGTAAGCATCAATAATGGTGAATCAACATCTAATGGTTTTCCTATCTTATTAAGATATGGCGAGGGTGGTGCTACTGGAATTGGCGCAAGTATCTATGTAATCTCTGCGCTATGTGGTAACGCTTGGAGAGAGTCCAATATCAACCCCGCTCTTAATGAGCGTGGTGGTGGTGGTTTTGGTCTATTCCAATGGACAGGTGGAAGAAAGACAGCATTACTTGAATATCTTAGCTCACAAGGGTTATCAAGTACAGACCCTAACGGACAGATGCAATACTTAATTGAGGAAAATGACTGGATTGGCACAAGCCACGGTATTTCATCATTGGACGAATTCTTACATTCAAGTAGTACAGATATCGCAGGTCTAACCGAAGCTTTTATGTCATGTTGGGAACGACCTGGTGTGCCAGCTCTAGAAGAACGTATACAAAACGCAAATAAGTGTTACAACTACATTCAGACACACGGAAATGATACTTCAATCAACAGATGGGTAGCAGAAGACAGATATTTAACAGAAGCAGAAATACTTAATAACGCAGTTTTAATGTACCGATTTTATAGCGTAGGTGGTGGTGGTGGCGGTGGTACACCGTACAAGCCAAAATCGAAATTCCCTATGTGGTTCGCTATTATCGGTGGTGGAATTAACAGGAGATATTGAAATGGCAGTTTTATCGAAAGAAGATTTTTTAAATCTAATCAAAGAAAGAACAAAAGACAGCACAGATGATGAAACATTAAAATTTATTGAGGATGCAACAGACACAATCAACTCATTATCCGAAACAGACGGTGAAGACTGGAAAACAAAGTATGAAGATAATGACAAAATGTGGAGACAGAAATATAAAGATAGATTCTTTTCCGCAGGTGATAGCGCAGGAAATAATCATACAACAAAAACCAATGACGATGACGATGACGATTACGATGACGATGACGATGACGCAAAAACCAAGGAAATTGTAGCAGAAAACTTTGATGAATTATTTAAGTAAAGGAGATGTAAACTAATGGCTCACAGAGTGAAACTAACAACACTTGATGCTAGTTCTCTGAAAATCATTAACACAATCAGAGAAAATGCATCCTATGAGTATCAGCAGAACGTGCCTGTAATTACAGACGCTAAAATGATTCCTAAAGTTGGAGAAATCATTGTAGGAAATGGTTCACTACAGAATCAGTTCCTTAATGCGCTTATGAACAGAATCGCAAAAGTAGTGATTGAAAGTGCAACATTTAACAATCCATACTCACACCTTAAAAAGGGGTATCTTGAAACAGGTGAAACAATCGAAGATATCTTTATCGGTATCGCAAATGTTGTTGAATACGACGCAGAAAAGGGAGAAGCAAGAGAATTCAAGAGAAATCTGCCAGACGTAAGAAGTGCTTTCTATGTAATGAATTGGCGTACCCAGTACCCACTTACAATACAAGACGAAGACCTTAGAATGGCATTCACATCCATTGACGGTGTGACTTCATTCATTGCTAAACTGGTAGACGGAATCTACACAGCTGTAGAGTATGACGAATTCTTACTATTTAAGTATCTTTTGATTAAAGCTATTTCACATGGTAAGACAACACCTGTTTCAATCGGTGATGGTACAACTCTTACAAACGATGCAAGTAAGTACCGTGGTATTTCTAACAAGATTACATTCATGTCTAAGAAATACAATCAGGCCAGTGTAAGAACCACAACGCCAAAATCAAGACAGGCAATCTTTATGGATGCTGAGTATAATGCGAAATTTGATGTAAATGTTCTTGCAAGTGCTTTCCATATGGAAAAAGCAGACTTTATGGGTAGGCTTCACTTGATTGATGACTGGACAAGTTTTGACAACGAAAGATTTGATATCATTCGTGCTAACTGTGATTCAATCGAAGAAGTAACATCAGAAGAACTTAACGCTATGAGAAATGTGAAAGCAGTTCTTGTGGACGAAAATTACTTCCAAGTATACGACAACCTGTCAAGAATGACAGAGCAGTATTGCGCAAGTGGAATGTACTGGAACTATTTCTACAACACATGGAAAACTGTAGCGGTGTCTCCATTCGCTAATATGGTTACTTTCGTATTAGACGGTGATGTTATTGCACAGCCAGCAACAGTGGCAGTTAAAGTAAGTAGCAAGGATATTGCAGAAGAAGCAACCGTATTTACACTTGAAGTGCAGGACGATAATGTTTCTCTTGCAAATGGTGCTTACCAGTTTGTACAGACACAGGATGCTGTGACTAACGGAATTGCAATTCACAAGTATGGCGCAGTCATCTTCCCAGTAGGAAAGACCACAACCACACTTGAGATGGTTTACGGAGGTTACAAGTACACAGCATCTACAGCACTGACAACAGCATCTAACGTAGGTGATACAATTACCTTTAACAAGGGTGATGCAGTAGATGGTGGAAAAGCTGTAGCAGATGAACCTACACAGTCAAAAGTTAAGAAACTTAACTAATCTGCAAGTTTCACGTGATTCTGAAATATGTTTCACGTGAAACATTCTTACTATGAAAGGAGAAAAAACATGGCAAGACAAGTTTATGCAGACAATGTGGATGCAAATGGTAAAGTGTTTGAAACGGTTGGTGAGAATATTCGAAAGGGTGCAAGAGCAGGGGAGCTTTTAAACTTTCAAGAAATTATTGACAAGATTGATGCGCTTGACCCCGAAATTTCTGCATTGCAAGCGGATATAAGGAAAAATAGTGATAACATTAAAAAGAACACAATAGATATTGCCTCAATAACTAATGATAACACTTTAAAATTGTACAAGAGTAGAAATCTTCTTGATGCAAGTAAAAATACAAACGGTTTACTTTCAAAAGGTATAGTGACAGATAACCCATCATATATTACAACAGATTTCATAGATATATCTAATGTAAATAACATTTTATCTTATTGTAATAGTGATATGATTGATATGCCGTTTAATATTTGCTCTTTTTATAACTTAAATAAAGAATATATTAAAGAATTAGTTGACTGGGAAAGCGGGTATTCTTCTTTATCATTAACAGATATATCTAGTGATGCTGTTTTTATAAGACTTAGTTTTTACATTGATTATTTTAATGAAAATCATAATTATCAAATGATTGAAAATAGCACTGTGAAAACACACTGGCAAGCGTATTTCAACAGTTATAAATCTTCTGAATTTCAGCCTATGTTTGATAAACTAATTGATACGTTTGGGGACAGCATAACAGAACAGATGATGTGGCAAAAATATATTGCAGATGTTTTACACACTGGGACTATTTTTAATCACGGTGTTTCGGGTTCTTCAATAAGTGGAGATAATATACATTCAATGTGGCAAGATAGTAGAATTAATACGCTTAACAGTGACATTGATTGTTTAATTATTATGGCCGGTACAAACGATTCAGTGAACAAAGTAACCATAGGTGAAATGAGCAGAACAAATTTAGACACAAATACTTTCGTTGGTGCTTATAACGTTTTATTATCAAAAATATTCTACAAGTATTATCATATTGGTAATGACTTCGAAAGCGTTACCCAAACAAATGAAATAAATTATATACAAATAATGTTAACAACGCCTATCTATTGTAATAACGTAGAATATGGCAATATGGATGACATAGCAAAAGCTGTTGTTGATATTGCTAATATGTGGGGGTTGCCAGTTGTAAATCAACATAGCAAAAGCGGTATCAATAGCGTAACGTCATCTATATACCTTTTAGATAACATTCATCCTAACGAAAATGGCGGAAAACGTATTGCAAATGTATTTATTAATTCATTAAAAACAAGCGCAAACATAATTAAATAAGTATAAGGGAGGGGGTAAATGCCTTGATAGAACCAAAAACAGATATTAGACTCTTAACTAACGTCCCACTTGACCCCACCTACAACCACACCATTCGCTTCACAGACGCAACCGCCCAAAGCACTTACTTTGCAAACAAAACCAAGTACCAATTATCACGCCAAACCTATCAGCGTGTGCAACGTGGTTACGCAAAAGTCCAGTTATCCGCAGACGATTGTTACGACTGTAATTACATGATGTTTCGCAACACTTCCTACGGTTCAAAGTGGTTCTATGCTTTCATCACTGGTGTAGAATACCTCAACGACAACGCCTGTTACATTACATTCGTACTAGACGTTATGCAGACATGGTGGTTCGACTTTACCATCCGAGACAGTATGGTTGTTCGTGAACACAGTGCGACAGATGCAATCGGCGATAACATTCTACCCGAGCCCGTGAAGTTAGGAGAGTATGTAGAGGGTAGCACGGGTGGAAGTATCAACCTATTGAAAAATCTTTCTGTTGTAGTTGCAATTTGCGACAATGAAGAGCAGAATATAGGTGGGTTGTTCGAGGGCGTGTATTCAGGATGTACCTATTATGCTTTTGATGTAACATCGGAACTGGAAAGAGAAAAACTATTTGCACTAAACCTGAAATACGTTCAAAGTCCTGATAGTATTGTGGCTATGTGGATGTGCCCAACAATGTTTATAGGTACAAAAGATGATGACGGTAAAATCAAAAATACAAACACGGGTTCTTCCTACGATTCAGATGGCACAGAAATTTCTCCGGTGAATCCTGCTACAACGTCTCTTAACGGATATATGCCAAAGAACATGAAAATGTACACTTATCCATATAACTATTTCCAGTTTGACAATGGCGTTGATAACAGTCTTGTGCTACGATATGAGTTCTTTGAGAATCTAACTCCTAGATTCCGTATTGAGGGTACAAAGAATACGCCTGTGAAAGCGTGTGTATACCCAACACACTACAAGGGTAGTGGAGAAACGCCATACCGAATGGAGTCATTAAACATGATGGACTTTCCAATGTGCAGTTGGAATAATGATACTTACAAAGTATGGTTAGCACAGAACACCTATATCAATAAAGTTAAAATGGCACAAACTGTTACGAACTCAACAGTTGGCGCAGTAGCAGGTATGACCATGGGTGCTTTAAGTGGTAACATCGGTGGAGTAGTTGGAGAAGCTATAAACGCAATCATGCAACCTGCAAATGAATATGTGAACCAAACTCTTAACGAATATGGAGCAAGCATCCAAGCTGACTTATTCAGAGGAACACTTGGAAACAGTAACTTGCTAGTAGCGCAGGGAGAAAACAAACTGTTCTATCGTAGAATGTGTATCCCTTATGAGTATGCTAGAAGTATTGATACATTCTTCACCATGTTCGGCTACGCTTGCAACAGAGTGAAACAGCCAAACGTATGTAGCGGTAACGGTTTAAGACCACATTGGAATTACATTCAGACAAGCGGATGTGTGGCACGTGGTAGTGTGCCTGCCCCTGATATGCAAGTAATCTGTAAAATTTTCGACAGCGGAATCACATTTTGGGAAAATGGCGAGGAAATCGGTAACTATTCATATGACAACAGCCCAACGTAAAGAGGTGATAACAGAATGGGAAGAAACAGAAGAAACAAGTATAAAAACCAGTTTTTTACAAGTGCATTGCAAAACTGCGTATCATGGCAATACTACTACAACCGATTAAAAGAAATCGCTATTTCTTGTATCGAATGGAAGAATTTACCCGACACAGTTGACGCTAGATTCTTGGAACTGACACTTTTTGAAGATGGTGCAGGTGTTTACTTCAATGACGATGTACTTGGAAATCTATTTTTACAAGCAACTCTTGATGGTAGATTAAATGTGTACCGTGAACCAATCAAGACAAAAGCCTACGCAGTAAACGGGTACTTAAAAGACTTGAACGAAACAAACAGCGTGATTATTCATAACAATATGTTACACACAAACAGCGTAGAAACGTGTAAAATGTTCGCGCTACGTTTAGCAAATATTGACAGAACCATTGACGTAAACATAAATGCGCAGAAAACGCCAGTACTTATCAAGTCGGGCGAAAATGAGCGTTTATCAATGGTTAACTTGTATCAGCAGTATGATGGTGGAATGCCTTTTATCTTTGGAAGTGACCAGTTGAATACAGACAACATCACAGCACTAAGAACCGATGCGCCATTCGTAGCACCACAGCTTTACGAGTTGAAAACGAATATATGGAACGAAGCACTAACGTATCTTGGCATCTCTAACGTAAACATTACAAAACGTGAACGACTTGTGAGTGACGAGGTTAACCGTTCGCAGGGTGGTAGTATTGCAAGTAAATTCAGTCGTTTACATGAACGTCAAACAGCAGTAGAAAAAATCAACAAAATGTTCGGTACAAATATCAGCGTAGACTATAGGGAAGAACTTGACACAAGTTTAGATGGGTTAAATGTTTTACGTAAAACATCACAGAAAGGCGGTGGCGTATGTGAGTAGTTACACAACAGAGGTGCGATTTATCTGTGAATCTCTTTACCGATTGGAAAACAGCACAGGATACAATGATATTGAAAAGATATTAAAATCTGTTCACAAAAAGATATTCGACTTTGACTATCCTATTTTTGATGAAAAATACAGAAGTGTACTTGAAATCATGATTTTGAGACATTTCTACACAAGAGAAATAGGATTCGAAACAGTTGGCTTATGGAAATTGAAACTTGCAGACAAAATGATAACTATTATGCCGTACTACAATAAATGGTACGCAAGTGACCTGCTAGAATTCAATCCGTTATGGGATACGGATTTTACTAGAAAAGGTAACATAAACGACACGAACAATAGTAAAAATGAGAGTGAATCAACAGACATAGGAAATCAAACAAACAGTAACACTAGTAAGTTAAAAAGCAAATTTTCTGATACTCCACAAGGTAGTATATCAAGTCTTGAAAATGACACTTATCTTACAAGTGCAACGATTGACGAAACAAACGGTAGTTACACAAACATAAACGAAAGCAATTCAACAAATACAATAAAACATGAAGCTACTAACTTAAACGAATATTTTGAAATCGTACAAGGGAATCGTGGTGTATTTGACAATGGTACAATGTTAAAACATTATCGTGAAACATTAACAAATATTAATAATCATTTATTAATGGAACTTGAAGATTTATTTATGCTATTATGGTAAAGGAGAACACATATGTATAATTTTAACAGAAATGGCTGTGTAATAGGCGGTGTTGGAAACCCAGTATTACCTCTTACTTATGATGACTCATTAAGTTATGAAGAGCAGATTGCAAAACTGTATAAAATGTTCAATGACCTAAAAACAGAAAGAATTTACAACAATACATTCAATATTACAGACAACACAAAACTAGCGGATGCCGTAATTCCAAGAAAACTAATTCGTAACTATACCTATGATATGATGGTAGAAGACATCGACACACTGATGCTCAACTATCCAAAAGTACGCAAAAAAATTATTGGTACATCTGTTCTTGGATTGCCGTTGATTGCTATGGAGTACGGCACAGAAACAGCAACTAGACATATGTTTGTTTTCAATGGTTTTCATGGCACAGACTGTAGTGCTAGTATAGCTATTGCACAGATGGAAGTATTAGCGAAAAATGCTGTATATGATGGTGTGGATATGTGGAGTGAGATTCTTGACAATGACACTTGTATACACGTTATCCCAATGGCGAACCCCGATGCTTGGATGCTTGGTTTACAAGGGTATAGCTATTTTAACGATATTCCCGAAGCAATCAAGACAAAGATTGAGGAACTGACAACCGACTATATCAGAAACCATGCGAAAGATGAGCCAAACGGTTCAACATGGGATGTTGAGAGTAGAACAGACCTCGAAGAGTACATTCGTTCTCTTGGTGGTGACCCAAGTGTTAGCTATGAAGCATATGTATTCAGAGAGAAAGACTTACACGCTTGGAAAGCGAATGCAAACGGTATTGACTTGCACTATAACTGGTGGACAGATGCCATGGCACCTACAGTTAATGTAGCGTTAAAGGGAGTAAACTATGGACATGCTGATGCATATGTATATGGCGCACAGGGTATTAGAGCGTATGTTGATGAAAATGCTTCCTATAGAGCTTATATCTCACAGTATGAGAGAAGTGACGGAAATTATTACTTCACATTCATGAATTACCACCAAAAAGGACCGACTAACATTTGGAACTATAGATTGAAAGGGTTACAAAACAACCGTAACTTTGACTGCGGTGTAAAACTGTGTGAACTTATGCAAGTACCATATTCACCACAAGTAGGTAATCAGAGTACACCAATCGGATTCAGTGCATGGGCGGGTATCAACTATGCAGGAAATTACACTTTAAGTTACACTAATGAGGTAGGTTGGAAACACGTGAAAAAACGTGGTGACTGGTGGGATGATGAAAACAGCGATATCGTGAGAAGCCCTGTTCCAGATAACCAGTGGAACGATATTTACACAAGTAACAAAGCTGTGTTTATATGGATGTTACGTTACTATGCTAGTTTAAGAGATGTATGGAATCGCCACCAGTACTTAAGTGAATATAACTTGAAAGACAGCTACACGGATGAACGTTTCGCTATTCCTAGTATGTCAATGATGCTGAATATTGCAAATAAAGTAGGTGCTTATTACACTTCATTGAGTGAAATGGGATTTAGTAACTATGGTATTAACGCAACTTTAGACGATATTTTAACAAAACTTAACTGGCAAGCGTCCGCAACGTTTAATGTTGGCTCTTCAATGACAGTTGCTAAAGACCTACCTACATGGACATTTAGTAAGAGTGGTAACATGAAAGTATTCCCTGTTGGCTCAAAGCAAATGATGTGTGAATTCTACCCGAATAAAACAACATTTACTTACAGATGTTTATATATTAAAGATAGTGACACAGAAATGCATAGAACAGGTTGGGTTAATATTACACCTACAACGACTGACTATGTGAGCATGGGTATTGCAGAAGGTGTTGTTAATAGTAGTGTAAAAGCTATTGCAAGTAAAGTGCCTATTTACCATGAGCTTATCATTGACTTGAATAAAAATGATAATAACGTGGCAGGTTTACCAAGTGATGTAGGTGACTACTATCGACTGAAAGTTACAGGGCATAGACCAAACAACAGAGTAGAGATTAATGATATCTCTAGTGGTAATATTTGGGTAAGTCATTATAGTAGAACTAATGATGAATTGCAGAAATGGTATAAGATTCAAGCAAACCCTTTAGAATAAAAGGGATTTCGCCTAGAAACGCAATAGTAAGAAATGGCAAATCCCTTAAATTTGAATTCAATAAGTAATGGAGGAATATGATTATGGCTATTTGGAAAGTAGAAGATGGAACAGCGAAAAAAAACCAGTATACAACTATCTCAAATGATGGCGTATTATATGTAGGTTTAGGACAGTCCAAAGGTACTTTGACAGTAAAAGGTGGGGAGTCAGAAGACGTTCTTGACAGTGCAACAGTTACTGTACAAGTAGATAATATTGTAGTACCAAGCAGCGCGTTATTAGATAATAGTGCTAGTGGAACTAGACAGTTCACAATGAAAATTCGTGATACTGCTATTACTGGTGGTGCATGGTCACTTAAGAAAACAACATCTACTGAAATCGCTAGTGATACAACTATTTCTAATACTGGATTACTTAGTTGGTCGACTAAACAGAAATCTGGTCAGATTCAAGTTGTTTGGTCTAAAGATGGCGTAGAAAAAACAATCAATGTGGTGTTTAAGAAAAGCAAGGTAGCTGTATCGCCCAAAACAGTTACGGTAGGGAACGGCGATACACAACAGTTTACAGTAGCGTAATACAGTAATGCAAAATAAGAGTAACAAGGTGACAGTTGCCTTGTTGCTCTTTTTTGTGCTATAATAGAGATGTGCAGAAGTGAGTAAGCGAAGCGCAACGGTGTGAACAATTGTTCTGTACAGAAGTGAACCGAACGCAGTGAAGTGTAGTAACTACTTAAATGAGCATAGGAGCGACAGCGGAAATGCGGAACAGCGAGCGTAGCGAGCGGACGCTCTGCGTACCGCAGAAAGGTGTCTCATATGTGCTACTATTTTCGAGATTAACAG